CGATTGATACTGGGTCCCAAGTGTGCTTACCTGCAAGATACATTTTTGAGTTGTAAGAATCTACTACAACCTCTTCATGTGTCAATGCTGGTCTGCCTGCACTAATAACGTTCTGAGTTACTTCATCTGTTGCTGTTGCACCACCTAAATCTTCAAAGGTAACTCTGAACCTATAACTTAATTTAGGCATTAAAGTTGTTCCTGCTGAAGAGTCTGTTGGTACTCCAAAATTTGTAATTACAGCCATTTTATTTCTCCTATATACTTACTGTAGTATTGTTTATCTTATATTGTATTTATCAAATATGTCTTCAAAAAGATAGGCTTCTGTAAAAGAAGCCCATTTTGTTGGTAATTTGGCAGGTTACTGTTAGTAACCCACCAAATCGTGTAATAATATTATGCTAAGAATCCGTATGTTGGAAATCCATCTGGATTCTGCTGATTTCTAAAAGATTGCTTACCTTCTTCAAAATCACCAAAATCAAAACCACCAGCTACAACATAATCTTTGAATGCTAGTCTTTTTGTTTCGTTTTCCCAATCATATCTTACCCATACTGAACCTTCATATAATTTATATGAAACGTATACAGTACCAGTTCCTTCAGGCTTACCTGCTACAGCATCATTGATAGCCGTATATGCTGGAGTTGCTTTGAAAGCATCAACTGATGCGTGTGGATTACCTGGAGCTTTCGCTATTCTAAATCTAAATTCTGCGTCTGCCATAGTGTTCTCCTTTTTTCCATGGAAAATGTAATTCATCTATGAACTACAATGCATTGCAATTTGCATTAGTATTTATCGAAAATCACAAAAAGAAAAAGGCTACTATAAAAATAGTAGCCCTTATTCTTGTATTCTTTTTAGTGTCTTATTAGCTTAATTCGCCAGTGTTTACAATTCTAATTGGAATGTAAATGAACTCTGCCGCTTTAGTTGGCTCGATAGCAACGTCAATGTAAAATTCATTGGCATCTATTCTAGCCGCTGTATTGTTTGTTGTATCACAAACTACTGCAAAGTCATATATTCCACGTTGTTGTAAAATATTTGCTAAGAAACCGTCAAACACTTGTTTAGCATTTGCTCTGGTACTAGCATCATTTGGCTCAAATAAGAACGGTCTTGAAATAACTGCAAAACGTTCTCTTAGGTAAGCTGTTAATCTAGCAACATTAACTCTGTCTAATGCTGAAGCACTCGCGTGTAATGATTTTTGTCCAAATACTACAACACCTTCTGCAGGAAATTTAGCTATTGGATTTAATTTTTTATCATACATTGAGTCTCTTTGACCTTGAGTTACTGCTAGTGACACAAACTCATCTTCACTGTTTAAGTATCCAACGTTTGATGCATTTTGTACAACACCACGTGTTAGACCAGCTGGTGCAAACCATTGAAATGATACATTGTCACTATACGCATAAGTGTATAATGCAATGTGTGATGCTGGTGCTACAACGTTATCGCCTGTTACAGGGTTAGTTGTGTATGCGTGTGGATAATAAACTGCTGAGTAAGTATTTTTTGTTACTAGTCCGTTTTCACCGTTTGTAGTTGCGCCTGTTCCTTGAATCCAAGATACTGCTTCTGTTGGATTTAAACGGAATGGTGCATCAACTATGATAAATGCAGTTTCATCTCTATTACTGTTTAATGAAACCATTTCATCATATAGCTCAGGATAACCTGGTGCCGCAAGTAAACGGAATTGAACTGTGTCTTGTTGTAGTTCACTTCCACCTGCTGAAGATTGCATAGCTGTTACTACTACTTTTCTTTGTGCAATTCTACCAAATGAACCACTGCCATCTGCTTGATTACCTGCTTTGTTTCTCCATTTCCAAGTTGTAGTTAAAGATGAATCATATTCTCTAACTGTTCCACCTGATTTACACATATTAATTCCAGTAATTCCTACCGGGTGTGTTAATGGATCTGGTGCACCTGCTAATAGGTTTCCTTCAAAACCACCTGCTGGTGTTGAGATAGCAGTAATATCGCCAAATACTACACCTGCCGCAGTTGATTGATCTGCTTTATCTTTTAGAACCCATGCAGTACCATTGTGTCTATAAATTACAGGATACCCTGAAGCATCTGTATCTACCCAATAGTCACCTGCTGACAAAGAACCACCTGCACTATCTGTTGTTGGTGCAGTTGTAACGTATTGTACGTCTGAAACTTTTTGCCATTTTTGTGTCCCTGAATCGCTTACTACTTCGTAGACTGCTAATTCGTTTACATCTGGATCAAACCAAATTGTACCATTAGCTGGGTTACCAATTGGAGTAGTTGCTTTTACTTCCATTACATAACCACCAGTTGCTACTGAAGCATCTGTTGCAACCTGATCAAAACCATTTCCAATGCTATCGTATCTGTTAAAGATTAATGATGCATCAGTTGCAGAAATATCTAACCAGATATCGCCATCAATTAATGTTCTTGCAGTTGCTGAAGTACCGTCTGCAAATACATCTGAAGTTGTACCTGCTGGTGCTGTGTCTTGTACATAAACTACACTTTGTTTAACAAAGTTACCTGCTGATGTTGTAAATAATTGAACGTCTAAATCCAATCCACCACCTGGTGTTGTAGTTTTAATCCAAACGTCACCGTCTGAAGGTGAACTTGGTGCTGAATAGTGTGGTGCCATTGTTGGGCCAAAATTGTCAACCCATGCTCCGCCACTTTCTGCAAAATATTTTATTGTTGTTCCAGCTGAACCATTTTCTAATACAACATGATATCCACCTGTTACTACTGACGCAGTAGGTGCACCACTTGATGTAATTTCAACTGTTGGAGTTTGTTCAGTCCACTCAGTATTTGCAGTACTATACTTCCAAATACCAAAAGATGAAGTTGAAGGTTTAATCCAGTATGTTAAATTTGCTGGATCTCCTGTTGGCTCTGATGAAACCGGTCTTAATGCATTTAAGTCAACATCTGCACGTGTTATATATGCTGATGAACTTTGACCTAAAAATGAGTACGCCGCTAATAAACCATATTCGTTAGTTTCATCACCTTGTTGTACTGTTCCACTTACCTTACGGAAGTCAACATTACCAAAGTATTGAGTTAATTCTCTCTGTGATGTAACTAAAATTGGCTTGTTCGCATTAGCAGACTTTGTATATTTCGCTATGCCGTCTGACTCAGTAAGGGTTGGATCAACCTTGTCCTGACCAGTGGCAATGAATAACATAGGAACTGTACCAGCGCCTGCTGGGCCGTATACTGATTCGTCTGTTACTGTTACCTGTACGCCAGGTGAAACAAGATTTGCCATGATATGCTCCTTTTTAAATATTAGATTATTCTAATTGTTTAGTAATCTCTTATATGTAGTATTTATTTAAAATCGTGTAAAAACACCGTTTACAGAGTTAAATTATGTTTTAATTGTATCTAAAAGGGTGTCAAAACTGCTACAAATTAGGTCTTCAAAACCTTCTCCCCAAAGACCGTGAACAATCATGTGTATTCTATTTTTATCACTATTGTTAATGACTGAATGTTGTCTGCCTACGTCTATTCCTCTAACATCTCCGGGTTTCCACGGAACTAATCCTGCGTCTTGCATGGCAAACTCTACACCTTCTGGGTTTGTTATGGCTATGTTAAATGCCGCTAGTTTTCTTTGGTCAAAATCTTTGTGTGGTTTGATATATCCACCTGGTTCTAATAACATAAATCTACATCTATGTAATTTTTCAAATGGCCATTTCTTTAACCAGTCTACAGTTATAGGACATTGATCAGCTATATCAGTCCAATCAAATGGTGGACTATTTTCTTTTGTGAATATTCCTTGTTCTATATACGAATTTGGTGAATCAGTATATTGAGATCCTTGACCATGTACTGAAATACTTGCCCAACCAGGATGTATATCTCCTCTATGCTTTACATATCTATCTAATAATGCTTCAGCCTCTTTGGCTACTTCTAAATGAGGGAAATCTATGTTAAGTAATAGTGTAGGACAGTTAGATTCAGACATAATCCATTTACAATATTGACGTTTTATACGTGGGTGACTTTTCCAATCAGAAAATTCTTCTGATGGATATTTTAAAAATTGATAATGTTGATATTGTTTACAATCGTTAATAAATTCTTTAACTTTAAGTAGTTTGTCCATACTATAATCCTCGCTTATAGTATTTATTCCACAATTTTATTGATTGTCTGTGTTTTAAATGATTCTAGTGTTGAATTATTGTCTAATTGTATATCAAAATCCCAACCTGCCCAGCTCCATTCGCTTTTATGTACATTTGGATAATTTGATTTCATGCCATCTACCATATTTGACTTCTTTTTATAATTAGCATAATTTAATTCTGAGGCAGAGTTCCACCATTTTGGTTTTTCATCTCTCCAAACTACTACAGTTTGACCACCCATATTTCTTATTGCATCTAATTCATTAAAAAATCTGCAGTCACTAATAACTACATTCTTTTGTGTTTGCTTTACTTGTCTTTCACAAGCCGCAACCCATATGTCTGGATGAAAATGTGTTCTTAGTACATCTGTACCTACGTATTGTAGTGCATAACGTGGTGTAAAATTAGGTATGTCTAAACGTTTACTCCACCATTCATCTGGTTGTTCTCTAAATGCTCTACTTTCTGAAGTATTACCTTCCAAAAGAATTCTATCCCAACCAAATATATTTGCACAGGCATCTTTTAATACTCCAGCGAAACTTACTCTCTGAAATCCTTCTTCAATTAAAAATCCTGCGGCTGTATCTTTTCCATGGCCTATAAGACCACATATACCTATTACTTTTTTCATATTTTTTATTATAGTAAGTTTTGCATTAGTTGTCAATAACAAAATTATTATTTTTTAACTTTTCAACAATATCTTCAAACTTTTCACCTAATACTTTTATTCTTAGGTATATTCTTTCTTTAGATATTGTTGGTACACCATGTACAATCATTCCATTGAAAAGGGTAGGGTGTTTATTACTATAGTAGTGGTTGTATTCTATATCGTTATCAGTCCAACCTCTTTTTTCATAATTTACATTACGTTCTGGTTCCTGGCCTTCTCTACTATAAAAACTAATTGGCTCTCCTGCGTCTTCTGGTTCGATGGGAAACATTATTCCACACCACATATAATGATCAGTGTGCGGATGAAATGAGTATCCTGGGTCATAATGTAGTAAATCAATATCACGTGGATTGATAGGTTTTGTAAAATTAAACATATCTACATATTTCTTTACTACAGGATAGTCTAATAAGTCTTTGCCTTCAGTTTTTTGAACTGCGATCGCATTCATGCCTTCGCGTCCTTTTCTTTTGGGATTAAATTCTCTTTTTTCTGGAGACAGATATTCCATATAATCACCAAATTGCATTATGTTATGTCTATGTTGATTTACGAACTCTAAAAGTTCTTCACGATCATATGTGATCTCATCTATAGTACAGTGATATTTGCCTAATTGCATTTAATATATCCTTTATTATCTATCAAAAATTGGTGTAGCTGATATATGTTCTGAACCAGTGTTTGCAAAAAGCATATCAGTTGGATGTTTTTGTAAAATAACTGGTGATTGTTTAGTTATATATATTTTACCAATTGATTCGTAAGGGTTTGTTTCTTCATCGTATGGTAAATTTTGATCTTTTAATTTTTTATGTTCAACAAACTTGCTTTCTGGATCAACAGAACTTTTTACCCAAGATATATAAACTCTTTTAGCATCATTTACTGTAGTTCCTGTTGTCTTAATAAAATCTTGTTCGCCTACTATTGTTATAATCATAATATTTCCTTTATCCTATTACAAAACTTAAACCTGTACTACCGTCATTGTATAATGTTAGTTCTTGTTCAAGTTTATCAATCTCAGCCTGTGCATCAGCTCTCAATTGATCTGCATTCATTGTAGTTCCGCCTTGTGGACCTGCTATCTGAGTAAACTTACCTCTAGCTTCTGATAAAATCATTTTAGCATGAGCGAAAGCATAGTCTTTTAACCACGGAGCCGCATAAGTATCTTCTAATAAACTTTCAGTTGGTCTATAGTTGTAACAATGTAAAACTGCATTGTCATCTGCTTTAATTTTTCTATGTAGAATTAACTTCTTATCTTGAGGTCTCCAAGTAAACAATAATTCTGCACCAAAAAGTCTACCCATTGTTTCTCTATTTTGTTGTAAAAAATCAAAACTTGATAATCCACCGTTACGTGTACTACCTAACAGGTATGTGTTTAAATATGCCGCTTGGAAAGGCTCAATATCATTACCAGTACCACTGCTTACGCCTGTTGTACGTCTGTAAATGTCTTTAACTTCCATTACTTCTTCTGGTAATGTGTATTCTGCTTGACCTTCAATTATCTCAAGAATCATTAGACTCTCTTCAACTGCATTTTCTGCACGTTGACGGTATTTTTGTAATGATTTGTTTATTGCTAGTTCATAATGTTCAGGATCTAGCTCAACATCAATCATTCCTCCACCCATACGGAGTTCTATTTCTTTTTGAAGTTTGTTAAATGCATTCGCCATATGTTAGTTTCTCCTACTACGTATTGTATTTATCAGATTTTACTTATCGTAGCAGGCTAATAGGATTGTCTCGTTGTTAATTCTACCGTTTAGTTTAGTTTGAGTTGTCTTAAGAGTCTCAAATTGCTTCTCAAACTTATGTCTGGTGGCTTTTTTAATTTCTGGTAAAAATTCACTTGGTTTTCTTAGTGTCATTTGTATACTTTTTGTTTCATCATACCCAATTATTGTAGTACCTTTGACACTTAACCCAGTTCCAGGTCGTTTAGCATTAAGTGGATCTATATTTTTAGCATAATAAACACCTAACTTACGATTCTTTGTATTAAACACAACCAAAATACGTGTATAAGGTATACTGCTAGGTTCTACACTAGCTAATCCAAAGTCTGTGTCACTTTGCTTAAATTTAAGCTTCTTAACTATGTCTTCTGGACTCTTTAATTTAACTTTACGAGTCTTTCTATTAGCTTTTCCTTCAGCTTCTAATATATCACAAGCATCTGCAATCTTTCTAAAACATTGCAGAGCCAACTTTTTTTGATTTTTATCTAAATGATCATATCCTTCTTGTAACTGCTCTGCCCAATCCCTATCTTTTTCACTCATTTTATCAAGTTCAGCTTTTGTAGGTGGACTATTAAGGGCTTCCATTTCTTGTAAACCAGGATTATAATAGTTCCTAATAATACGAGCATGAGCTTGTTTAACATTTAACCTACGAAACAGTTTAGCAGGTTCAAATTCTTTCAATTCTTTTTGATTATATCCGCCCCTAAACCAATTATCTAAAAATTCTTCAACTGGTAGAGTCATTTCTAGTGAAGCATGATGAAGACGATCTTGTATACTAGGCTGTTTCTTCATAGCCTCTCTACGTTCTTCTTCTTTTTTCTTTTTTTCAGCTTCTTCTACTTTGTTAGTTCCATCTTCCATAGCTATTTTAATATGTTTATGTAAAAATTCTGATGTTGGTTTCTTCTTGCCCATCGTACCAGGTAAACTATCCCAATATTCATCTTCCTTTGGGTTAAGATCTGGTTTACCATTTGTTAACATTCTACAATTATAACCCACTACTGCTGATAAATGAACTGCTCCTGCTTTAGCTTTACGAACATCTTGTTTATCATATCCATTTGCTAACATCCAAGGCCAAATATGTTCTTGAAGTTCACCTTGTTTGTAGTTTTCATAATACCAACCACTAGCATGAGTAGATGCCCTATGAAATTTTTCACCTGACCACTCTTCCCAACCTTCCCAAGATGGTTCTTGTAGTTTAGATTTTGGTGTGCGATATACTGATCGCCTAGGCTTCTTTCTTTTTACAGACTTCAGTAGCCCCATAGGAAATCTCCTTTACTTATTTTTTGTATATATCATCTTTAGCGAAAAAACGGCTGTTTACGTCTTTATCTTGCATTTCTGCATCAATCATGGATGCTACATGACCAGCAAGTGTGGACCATTTTGTTACTAAGATGTTTGCGAATTTTTGTTTGCTTTCGTGATCTAAACGAGCAATAGCCTCAACGACTTCTTCAGGCTGGAGTTTCATTATATTACCTCTTTAAAACCAAAACTAGCAACAACGTGTTTGTTGCCTTCAGGATCAACAACAATATCACCTACTGAAGTTGAATACATAGGTTGAAGTCTTTCAATGTTTTCTTCAGGTCCAATATTACCTACTTCAAACACACCTTCAAGACCTTTGTCAGTTGTAATGTTAGAAACGTGTGTGTAATAACCTTTTTCAAATGCTTCTTTTGCAATAGAAGTTTCATCTTTGCTAAAAGACATATCTAACTTCATTTTATGCTTTTCTA